GACCAGGTTGCGTTGGTCACGAAAGAGCGAGTGACGTTCAAAGACATCTATCCGACGGCCAGCAATAAAACCATCGGGTTGGGTTACAACATCGCCTAATCATCGGCTAAGTTGTGGGGGGTGGGCATTGTGCCCACCTCCCACGGCTGGCCAAAGGTGGAGACAATGAAAAAACTAAAACATTTGGGAACAGGGTATCACGGGTTCGATGCAGTCGAAAATCAATTCGTGTTTGCAAAAAACGGGGACGAAGTTGAAGTTTCCGACGACAAAGCCGCGCAGTTGTTCGCCGACTTTGGGAAAGAATGGGTGGAGGTTGAGACGCCGAGAGTGGTTGAGGTTGAACCCGTGAAAGTGAAGGGCAAGAAATAATGGCTTTGGACACAACGAACGCGCTTGTCTCTTTGGCCGAGGCTAAGACGTTCTTAAAAATTTCCGCTTCGTCTGAAGACTCCGTAATTGAGGACTTCATCAACCGGGCTTCAATTTGGGCGAACGACTACACGGGACGACGATTGAAGTCACGCTCAAACTCGGACGTTTATGACGGCGACGGGTCGGACATTCTTTTGTTGCGAGATTATCCAGTAAATGCAGTAACTTTATTTCAGATAGTGGATGAACCTGTTCCGTTAATTATTTACGAAGACTTCTCACTCAATGCAGAGAACGGAATCATTAAAACAAAAAATGGGCGTATGATTACTAAAGGGTTTCAGAACGTGACCATAACATACACGGCTGGGTATTCGACGCCGCCCGAGACTATCAAAGAGGCTGTCCTCCTCTACGTTGGGCATCTATACCGACGCCAATACGCCGACCAGAAATTCGGAGTCCAGAGCGAAACGGTTGGAGACAGGACAACCACATACGGGTCGGACGATATTATCCCCAAAGCGAAAGCATTGCTCAACCCCTACCGAAGCGAACGGGTGCTATTCAGTGGCTTCTAAATTCATCATTGAAGGGTTGAAAGAGCTTCGTGACTTGGCCGATGGTTACAAGGGTGCGCCCGCGCTTGTTTCGCGTCTGATAAAGCGGGCCTGTGGTGATTATCTTGAGCGGGCACGGACAACGGCCATAAACGAACACTTGACGAAGCGGGGGCCGGAAACGCTTGGGGTATACCGGGGATCACTTTCGACGCGACTTGCCGGAGAAGTAACTGAATCAGGAAAGGACATTTTCGCGTCTCTCGGTTCGCCCATGCCATACGCGCGCGCGTGGGAATACGGTCGACCTCCCGGTCAACAGCCGCCCAGCGCGCCTTTGGCGGAGTGGGCCAAGAAGATCATGGGCGTTTCGGACAAAGAGGCCAAGAGCGTCGGCTTTTTAATTGCAAGGAGCATCGGGAGGAAAGGCCGGCCGGCCCGTCCGTTCCTCCGCCCGGCACTCGAAAAGAACATCCAGTATTTGACGGACGATATTACGACGCTGATCCAGGGCGCGGCGGAAGGCGGGTGGAAACGTGGCGTCTAAGCGGCGGACAATCCTTGAATATTTACGTGACACTCGGTTGCCACTGATTACGGTGGCGGGCGGGTATCACACGAACGTCCAACACATTCAGAGGGGGCTTTACTCACCCAATGGGCTGAATGATTCAGACCTCCCGGCGTTGTTGATCGGACGGACGGTTGAGAAGCGGGAAAACATCACCCGCAACCAATACAAGGCCATCATAACGGTCTACATTCTCGGGATCGTTAAATCTCCTGACGGGGTGAGCAACGCCCAGGGGGCCCTTGACGACATGATTGCCGACGTGACGCACGCCCTTGAGACGGACAGAACATTGGGCGGTAATTCCAAATGGCTCGAAGTTAAAAATATAACGACGGACGACGGGGACATTGCGACACGTGCCGGATTTCTTATGGAAGTTGAGATAGCCTACGTGACCGAAGGGGTGACGCCTTGATGGACAATTACAAAACAAAAGACATGAAAGACAAACCGTCAAAGCTGAAATGCGTGGCGGAGTGTTGGGCTCCCGGTCTTGGATTTTTCAAGGTGGGAGAGATTCTAAGCGGTGCGGAATTGGTTGAGAAATTGAACGGAAATCCTAACTTTACCGAAATAACAGAGGAGAACTAAAAATGGCGATGTATCCGATCGAAGCTCAACGGTTTGGGATTAAGAAGGAGGCGGTTAGAGGCACGGCGGAAACGACGCCGACGTCGTGGTTTCCTGTATTAAAAGGGACGGAGTTTAACTATTCGCTCGGGCTCCTTGACAACGATGTTTTGAAAGGCGACCCGACGATGTTGCCACCCGTGGCAGGTAAGAAAAGCGGTGCGGGCAAAATCAAACTTCCGCTTGACGCCCAGACTTGCGGGGAGGTGTTTTACTCTCTTCTCGGTGGAAAGGCGGCCGCACAGCAGGGCGGTACGGCGGCTTACAAGCACACGTTCACCGTCGCGGCCGGGCTCCAAAAGCCTTCATACACGTTCTTTTATGACTACGGGCTGGACATTAAAAAGTATGCCCTCGGGATCGTCAAAAAGGTGTCCTTGTCCGGTGCGGTGGATAGCGTTGGGGCGTTGGAAGCGGACATTCTGTTCAAGAATGAGGCAACTGGTTCTATTGGCTCCCCAACCTTCCCGACCCAACGATATTTGGCGTTTAACCAGATGGACTTTAAGGTGGCCGGCACATCGAACACCGATATCAAGGACTGGAACCTTGAAATCGACAACGGCGCGGCTCCTTTGTGGACGTTGAACCAGTCCCAGGACTGTATCGACGTCGTAACGGGCGGCAAGATGGACATCAAGGGCGGGTTTACGATCTACTTCCAAAACGAAACGGAGCGGGCGAAGTTTCTGGCCAACACCGCCGTTGCCCTTCGGATGATTGCGACGGGGCCGCTTATCGCTTCCACCTACTATTACACGGTGGATTTGAACGTTTACGAGGCTCATTACACGGCCTTCCCGTTCGGCGACGATTCGGGGTTGTTGGCGGCCAAGGTGGCCTTTACTGGCTATTACTCCGCGTCGGATTCAAAAGCGATCCAGGTCGACGTGACGAACATCACCACGGCCTACTAATGACCGCTAAGGAAATAATGAGGTTGTCCCCAGATGCCCGGCTCGCGCTTGAGGCGCGGGCGCGGGTGGGGGACGACATGGACTCATTCGTTGATTGCGTTCTCCTTATGGCGTGGAAGGCCGTAGAGAATGACAAAAATGTACCAGCCGAGAAAAAAGAAGCGGCCTATGAAAAACTGCTTGAGGATGTTATCCCGGCAATCAAAAGAGGATTTGAACGTGAAATACAAAGAAATGACAGCGGACGAAATAATTAGGCTTAGTCCTGAAAAAGCATTTGCCGTCCGTTCCAACGGCGTCAATGGTGACAACTCCGCTCTTGTCGATTTTATCCGCTATGCGGTTTGGAGAAAAATAAAAACCGCAAAGCAGTTTTCAGAAAAAAAGCGGGCACGGTTGTTTAAGGCGTTCGATAAAATATTGTTCGTTAAAATTGTTCGGGAAGAGGCAACAAATGGCCAGTAATTCAGTCGTCGAATTATTGGTCAAGGTTGCCACAGAGACCGGACAGCTTGAAGTATTAAAAGAAAAGCTATCTGATTTCAGCACGGAAGCCAACAAGGCCGCAAAAGAGACGAAGGATCTTGGCACATCGTCGCAAAGCCTAAAAGGCGACGTTTTGTCGTTGGCCGCGTCGTTCGGAATTGCGACGACAGCTGTGGAAGCTATTAAATGGGGGGCAAAGACATACACGGATTTTGTTAAAGACGCGATTAAAGAATCAATCCAATACGAAGAAGCGATGAATGGAGTTCGCCGTGCCGTTGAAATAGCTGGCGGGTCTTGGGAAAAATCAAGACAAGCGGTTGAAGATTGGGCGAACGCGATAGAGAAGACAACAAAATATTCTGACGATGTGGCGTTGGCCGCTCTCGACAGAATGACAAGAACTCTCGGAAACGAAAAGGCCGCCATGGCCGCCGTCCGACTTGCCACAGATATGTCCGCCGCGTCGCACCAAGACCTAGCATCTTCCGTTGACCTGCTGACCAACCTTTTCAACGATAACGCCCGAGGGGTCATGGAAGCCAAAAGGCAATTTGGTGATTTGCTGACAAATGCAAAATCAACCGCCGATGTAATTCAAATTTTACAGACGAAACTTGCTGGCCTAGCTGAAAAAGAAACAGGAGCCGCAACAGAAACAGAAAAACTTAAAAACAACATTAATAATCTGAAGCAGAGCTTCGGTGACATGATAACGAAAATGGAAACACCAGTTCTTAGACTGGTCAACGAGCATTTTGACGATCTTGTTGATTCCATTAAAAACGCGGCTATCGCTCTTACTAACTTTTTAGGGCCTATTGGAAATCTAATTGGCCTTGGGAGCGAGTTTGTCGGTATTACAAAAGAATCACAAAAAGCATCCGTAGATCAAACGAAGGCGCGGAACGAAGAGGTAATAGCCTTAAAGAATCAAATTGACGAACTGAAAAGGCTTATTGCGGCAAAAAAAGAAGAATCAGATGAAGATGATCGAAAAAAGAACAAACGCGCGGAAGGTCCTATGCTCGGGCCTACGCGCGAGGACATGGAAAAGTATCACCAGGACGTTGAGAATTCGAACGCCAGGCTTATCCAGATGGAGGCCGATCTACAATTACAGACGCAGGAACTTGGGGCCGATACATTTGCAAAGAAGAGGGATTTACTCAACGCCGAAGAAAAAGCGGCCACCGATAAAATTAACAAAGAAAAAGGAAGCAACGACAACAAAGAAAAAGCGATACATGCAAACAAAGCAAAATACACGCAACGCAAAAAGACTCTCGATGATGAGGAATCGAAATTTAACCGCGAGACAGCCTTAAGATCTGCTGAAACGGCAATTAACGCAATTCAGACAATCAACTCCATGTCCGAGATGAAAAGTAAAGCTGACGCACGCCGTGCGAAAATGTTGCTGGCCCTTGAACAGGCTATAACGATCGCGAGGATATGGTCATCCCATGCGTCCATGGGGCCGTGGGGAATAGCATTGGCGGCCGCAAGCACGGCTTTGGCTGTGGCTCAATTTGCGGCGCAGTCCAAAGCGATCGACAAAGCGGTGGCCGCGAACCAACAGCAGGCGACAGAGACATCAATTTCAACGCCACTGACAAACGGTGAAACTTTAACTGAAACTTTTCAAACCGGCAACGGTTCCACCGGGCAGTCCGGGGGCGTCGGGACTGGCGGGGGGAGCGGGTTCTCTGGTGGCGGCGGTGGCGGAGGCGGGGGGGCTGGAACCATTATAAACATCGGGCCAACGACGGTACATTTCGCCGCCGACTCAGTTGACGTCAACAACATCGACATGATTGCAAGGCGGATCGGAGAGGCTGTTTCCCGCGGGAACGTTGAGGCGGCCCAAATGGCCCTTGCACTTTACCGTTCCGGCCAAAAACAGGAGGGTCTGGCGAGATGAGCGAGCCACGGCTTTATTATCGAAATTGGGTTGATTCTCAAAGCATTTTCTCTTTATCACACGGTGGAAATTCATCTTATCTTTATGATAGAGGGGAAACGCTTCTTTACACGACATCGGGGGCGAACAGCGACGCGACGACGTCAAGTATTTATGTTTATTTCTACGAGGGTGTAATACAAAAAAACAGAATTATCGATGCCATTTTCCTAAAAAATTACAACTGGAAAAATTGGAGCGCGTCTTGGTGGAATGGGAGCAGTTGGCCAACGATCACATCGGACAGCAACGACACGAACACGTCACGGTATATCGGAGTTTCACCAGTGACAACGAATGCGGTGCGCTTTGATATTACCAGCACAAAGACTGCGAACCAAGAAAAATCAATCGGTGAAATTGTCGTTTGTCAATTATTGTCCGTTGCTGGGAACAATGATTTTTCTTCATACGATCCAAAATGGCGAGAGCGGACGAAAGAAATTGTTTTAGGGGACGGGGCCATTCATCGTGTCAATGTTAAGGACTCCGCCGGACGCCTTTGTAAATACGAGGCGGCGACGAAATTTACATACCTGTCAAAATCAACACGCGACGAATTGAAGGCGATAAAAGATGCGGGCCAACCGTTTTTACTACAGCCGGAATCCGTGACGGTCCCGGAAGACGTCTATTACGTTCACTGGGCAAATGCGTGGGACGAAAAATATATGTCTTCTTACAAGGGCTCCGGGTATGAAGTTATTATGAACGTGAAAGAGGTCTAATGAAAAACGTCACCGACGCATTCAAGGCGGCCCAGGCGTCTCCTTCGTCCGTTTCACTTAGGCGCGTATCCTACAAGCGTAGGTACTGGCAACAGTCAACGCAGTCCTTCATTTGGGAGACGAACTGGACGGCGTTGAGCGAAGCGGATGTGGTGTCCGTTTCGGCGATAACGGCGAAGCTGGACACAGAAGCGGTCAACGAATTTAAGGTCTCAAATCTCACAGTCACGTTAAAAAACGCGGACAGGCGTTGGACACCGACAAACCCGTTCGGTCGGTTTGGCAAAGACGCGGCATCGCCACTATACGGTTACGAGCCGTTCTGGACAAAATTCAGAATAGAAACGGGATATGTCGTTAGTGGTGTAGATACATTCGTCCCGCTATTTGTAGGGGTTGCGGTCGATTTCCAAACGGCTGGGCACTCGGACACAATGCAAGTTAGTGTCCAGGGGCTTGAGGCGTTGCTGGAATATGCGAACGCGGAGGAGGCTGGTGTCCTTGTCGAAAACGAAACGCCAACCGGAACGGTAAATGGGACAAACAAAGATTTCGTGACGGTTCAGCCTGGGGTAGGTCTGATTTATAAGGTGACGGTTGACGGGGTAGAAAAAAAAGCCGGGACACAATACAGCATATCCGATCTTGATACTCCTACGCTGGGCGCAAAAATAACATTCGAGACAGCACCAACAGGTGGGCAGGTCGTTAAAGTTTGGTACAGGTATTGGAAACAAAACCAATCAATCGAAGCACTTGTAAAAGATTTATTGACAACGGCGGGGTTTACTCAGTCCCAATGGGATGTTGGCGTCGTTGTGTTCCCAGGGTCTGTTTCAAATACCTGGCTTCAAACATCTCAATCAGATTTCTCAGCAGGCACATTGACAGGGACAACCGCGACCGAATCTTCTGGGAATGTCATTCTTAATTTGTCCTACTCTGGAAACACACAAATTCTCGATGATTTTTCAGATGGTGACTTTACAAGTAACCCGATTTGGAGCACTTATGGCGGATACGGTTCCGTTTATTTTGTAGATAGCAATTCACTTAGATCAGTAGTTTTACCATTTGCTGTCGGAAGCACAGGGAACATCTACACGGCAATGACGAGAATATATGGCGAGTGGTCGTTTGATTTTTACTATAGCGACTTTCGCCCGGAACTATTTGTTGTGTTTATGTGCGACGATGTCGACACTTACAAAAGCGGGTATTGTGTAAACATCTCTGGCGGAGAGGTTGAACTAGGACAGATAGACCCGAGCGGGTATGTTACGTACTTTGAGAATACAACGGGCGTTTCATGGTCGAGTGGAAATACTTATTCACTGAAGATAAGAAGGTACCGGAATGGGAAAATATCATTTTTAAGAAACGATGTTTTAATGGTCGAAGGTTTCCCTAACGAAGACTATCAATCGTCAAATTATTTTTCGTTTGAACTGAGTTGGAACAATCCACCGGTCGGATGGTCGCAAATTGCCCAATTCGATAATATTCGTTATCCGGCGGCAACAATATCAGGTGATTTTGTCTCACAGACTCTGGACATGCTTTCAACACCAACATCATTTCCTCCCATGGTAATAAATGATTACAAGAGAGCCGGGACAACCATTTCATATTATTCGAGGACGAGCGCAGATGGATCGACGTGGGACAGCTACCAAGCCATATCGTCGGGCGGGAATATATCATCTACGCCGCGCCGATATATTCAGATCAAAGCATCTTTTGATGCGACGGCCGATTCGAACCAACTGAACGATTTTACCCTTTATTATCTAACATCAACCGCACTTGTGAAGATGGCAAAATTCACTGGGAAAACGGTTTACGATGCCATAAGTTCTCTTGGGAAATTCTCGAATAATGAATGGGGTTTTGGCCCTGACGAGATTTTCTTTTTTAGATCAAAAGACGTTTCGAAAACGATTGACCAGTTGATTGATTCATCAATAAATCTAATCGATGCCGGGACGATTAACAACGGGGAATCAAGGGTTTACGATGAGGTTAAGGCTGAATACGGGAGCTTTAGTGTTACATCGACGCCGGGAACCGGGTTCCCGTTGAGTCCGACACATCGTTACGGGAAAAAGAGAATGGAGGTTTCAAACGAAGATATTTTGTTGAAAGAAGACACCGACGTTGCGACTGGCATCGCCCAGGGGCTCATAAACTACTATTCAAAACCGCGCAGGACTTGCAAGGCAAAAACGAAGTTGATGGAGTGGGTCGATTTGTCTGATACCGTTTCCGTGACATACCGAGACCAGCCGAACAACTGGTGGATGGGTGACACGCATGTTTATCTTGGCCAGACAGACATACATCTACACGGCCCGGAGGCTAACACGCTGGACGGGTTTTTGGCGAAGGTTGTCGGCTATCGACACGACACAGAGAGCAAAACAAGCGAATTTGACCTCGAGGAGATCATACAATGACCGTTCCAAATGTGTTCGCAAACGGCGTCGGGAACTACCCGGACGCGACCAAATTCAACGCAAATTACGATTATTTGGAAGTGTTGGCCAGAAAAAACAGGTTGATCAATGGCAATTTTGCGATCAACCAGCGGCAAGCGACTTCGGTTGCGGACGATGCGTATTGTCTTGACAGGTGGTATGTGCTGACAGAAACGGGGAACGTCACGGTGGCGCAAATGACGGATGTCGAAAGTGGGACGGCGACAAGCATTAAATTAACCCAGCCGGACGCAACGCCGAAACGGATCGGATTGGCGCAGATCATGGAATCGATAAATTGCAGAGATTTGCAGGGGGCCGCCGTCCAGTTTTCAGGAAAGCTCAAGTGTTCTTTGTCGCAACCAGTCCGGTTTGCAATCGTTGGAAATTCCGGCTCGGCAGATGTTCAAACGTCCGATCTTGTTGATAAATGGTCAAGCGCTAACTATTCAAATAGTAATTTTTTCCAAGGCGCAACGTGGCCATATGGCGTTGGAACAATAACACCGACAGCGGCAACCTGGACAAATTTTAGCGTTACGGCAACGCTTGGGTATACAAATAACTTTTCCGTATTCGTTTGGACTGAAGGGACTTTGGCCCAAAATGGGACGCTGGAACTTGCGCGGATGGCCTTTAAGCCAGGGATTGAAATTGTTCATGGGCAGAGCCACATGCACTTTGATATAGCTTCCGAACTTGTGGCTTGCCAGAGATATTATGAGAAATCATACAACCAAGGCACCGCACCGGGGACGGCAACGACCACCGGAATTGTTTATTTTAGGTCAAATGGAACAAACCATTTAGAGTGTGTCCCATTTAAGGTAACAAAGCGGGGAACGCCTAATGTAACCCTATACAATCCAAATTCGGGCGCGTCTGGGTCGTGGCGGGATTACACGGCCCCAGCTGACAAAACGGTAGGATATGGATTTGTTGGTGATTCTATTATGCACGTAAATGTGACTTCAAGCGTTGATGGAAACGCGACGGGCGGACATTATGTCGCCGAAATCGAACTTTAATTTAAAAGCGATTTAGAAGAAATCGTTTAACGGAGGAAATATGACGAACGCACAAAAAACAACGATGGAAACGCGGTTGGCTGGTGAAGATTTGGTGGCGGATCGGATGGTGATTGAACAGAGAAACAGTTACCTAAACGTTACGACAGCGACGACAACGGTCGTTAAATCCGGGGACGGTGTTCTCCATTCGATTGTTGTGAACAAGGCGGTCGGATCGGCAACAATCACGATTTATGACAACACGGCCGCATCCGGCACAAAGATCGGGACAATCACGTTCCCCGCCACGATCACAGGCGCGGATCAACAGCCGATGGTCTACAACGCGCAGTATACGACCGGGTTGACGGTTGTGACTTCGGGTGCGACAGACTTGACAATAGTTTATCGTTAAATTTGACGAAATAAAGGAGCCAATATGATACGGGACGCTGTAACTAGAGCCGATGGAGTTGGCGGACGTAAACAATTAGATCAGATTGACAACGGAGATTTTTGCGCCCCTTTGAAAACGCACCTACACCCTATTGTAGGACAAGGTGTCCCGACTTTCTCGCGGGCGACGGCGGCATGGAATTTTAATGAGAATGGAAAACTTGTTGAAATCCCGTCCGGTTGTGCGCGGTTTAATGGAGCGCGAATGCTTTACAATTTTATCCCACAATCTCAAAACCTTTCAACCGGGTGGACGCGGCGCGGTTCTTGCACCGTTACGGGCGGGCAAACAGACCCGCGCGGTGGGACAACGGCGTATCAAATCAACAGCCTTGGGCAGGCCGGAATCAATGATATTTATAACATCACCAATACCAAAATGGCAAATGGGAGGCCGTTGTATATTGGTTTTTGGATTAAAAGAGTGTCGACGACGGGCGTTTTAAGGCTATCAAACTCAAGCGGGACACCTTATGGACGATGCACGATTGACCTTGCGACACTCCCAGACGGATGGATCTATGTTGATAAAAATTCACCTTATGTGACTGTGACGACCCCATTCGTTGTATCAAACGCGAAGAACGTCGGAGTTATGTTTACGGAAAACGGAGTCCTTTCGATCGATTTGATGATCTGGGGGATAACATCGGCAACGCTTGAAAGCGTCAATCAATCAAACGCCGCGAACGAGTATGTATCCCGAGGCGTTTTGTCGGGATTTTATCACGGGGCCGGAGCAGACGGAGTAAAGTTTTTTGACACGGACAACGGCGGGGCGAAGATTGGGCCAGAATCTTTAAGAGGGGTTCTCATTGAGGGCGCGCGGACAAACAGTCTCCTCCAATGCCGTGACCTTAGTCTCCCGACGACTGGCACAGCGACGGGTGTTCGTGCATGGTATGCTGACTCATTCGGGTCTGAACTATTAACCAATGGGGATTTTAGCGGCGGGCTTTCAGGTTGGACAAATATATCATCGGGCACAGGAACAGCGACACTTTCTGGGGGCGGGGTATCGCTTGTCGGAACGGACGGGTCTAATCGGGGGGCAATCGAGCAGTATGTGACTGGCCTTGATACATCAAAATGGTATGTGCTGGAAATTAATGTTTCCTCTTATACTTCTGGCTCGATCACAATGACATATCACTCAACGTCTGGGACTTCCTCTTTCGACGACTATTACATGTTTGCCAGCGCGGGCGGTGTCGTTCGTCGAATGCTAAAGCCTGGAACATCAAGCATCTACGTCAAATTGTTCACATCGTCCACAGGTGGTAATGCCATTATTGATGATGTCTCTTTCAAAATGTCAAGCGTTAATCCGACGCTCAATGAAATTGGAATCGATGGAGTGGCGAATACTTGCACGACAATCATAGCCGAATCAAATGGGGGAGCTATTTACCAATCGTTTACGATGGCATCCGCCGCGCGGACGTTCTCGGCGTATATCAAGCGCAAGTCGGGGACCGGGACAATATCTCTCACGCGCAACGGCGGGTCGACATGGACGGACGTCACCTCTCAAATAACGGCGGACAAATTTACGCGCGTTTATATCAGGAATAATTCCGTTACGGACCCGATATGTGGGATACGCCTCGGAACGGCAGGAGATGAAATTGTTGTCGATTGCGCACAGGACGAGGCGGGGGTAATGGAATCAACCCCAATAATTACGACAACCGCCACAGTGACGCGCAATGGCGATTCTTTGACATATTCGTCTTTAAATCTCCATACGACGAGGAATACCGTCTACCACGAGTCCATTCCGTCCGATTCGGTCGGGGCATTGTATGACCGACGCAGTATTTTTTTAACAGCGTTAAACAATAACAGGGCCGGGTATTATTACCAGGGAAAAAATGCCGGATACGGGGACGGGGCTGGTGTTATTTTCACCGGAAACGGCAACTATTCCATGGGCGACCCCGTGCGGGCTGTCATGCGGTGGGAAAATGGGTCGCCTGGCTCGGCGTTCACGAATGGGTTCAAGCACACCGACACCGCTGGAAACGTAAGTGTCACGCCGTCAACAGTGGATATCGGAACAGGACAATCAACGTCATCCGTTTTTATGGGCTCTGTCAAAAACGTAAAAATCTATAAACGCCTTTTGACTGACGAAGAATGTATAAATTCCACACTCCTAGGAGTCGATTAAATGGCCACAAAACAAGTCATCGCAAAGTTGCACCATTACCAGTTCGTCCCATTTTATTGCAAGTGGAAGGGCGGGGGTGAGTTTGATTTCATTGTCCTGGATGGTGAAACAGTCCCGGCTGTCAAGGAAAAACTCGTTGAGCTTGCGTCGGCGGATTTGAGTACTTGGACGGAAAAATTCAGAAAGCCGGGATATCTTGCGGCCGTAACCAAGCCGAACAAAACAGACCTTGAGGCAAAGAAAGACGCGAAGGAGAAGAAAAAATGAGGAACATCATTTATATCCCAGGCGTTGGCGATCTAATACCGGAAGGCTCTTTGACTTACGACATCAATATGCCGAACCCGAGCGGGCCGCACACAGAGCAAATCGTTGTCGATGCGATTGTCGATAATGCTTTCACGACGACAGGGACGATCCTGTACGACGCGAACGACAACACGGGGCAAGTGGTTGTCACAAAACCGCTTGTCGGATACAACAGGATTCACCAATACGCTGGGTGGTAAAAGAAAAAAAACCAGAACACCAGGACAACATTGTGAGCCATGATGAATACGACGGAGGGGTGGTATCGGATTTGGCAACACTTAAAGAAAAAGTGAGAGCGTTGGAAGCCAACGATTTTTCTGTGTTGGCGAAATTCGTTAACCGTGTCGATTCGTTGGCGGTAGAAGTTAGTCAAACAAAAGCGAAGGTGATCGAATTGGAACATTCACACACGCAACATTTGGAATGGTCCGCGCAGATTCCGATTAATTATGAGAAAGTAAACGCCCACGTCCGCGCTCTTGAACAAACAGTTAAAGACGGGTTTGCGGAACTGAAAACACAAATAAAGGGGCAGGACAAAGACTTTGACTATTTTGTGAGGTTGCCGGCAAAAACTGTTTTGCTTGGCGCGTTGGGTGTTTTGGGCGTCGCCGTCGCTCACTCGTTTATGCGAGTCGTTCATTTGGTTTGGGACTGGTGGAAAGCGTTTTCAAAGGCGAATTACCTGTGATCGAGGGGAGCCCGATAACAATTTGCCGGGTGTGCGGAGACCCTTATTCGTCTGTTGTCATGTCAACATGCGAAAATTGCGAGCGTGCGGCGTGGGAATTGTGCCAGAAAATTGATGACGCCAAACGTATAGCCCTGGAAAAGGTGGTGGCCAATGACAAAGTGGAAATGGTTTAGCGACGAAGAGGCGAAGGGGCTTGACTACGGGTTGATGGTCCGTCTTGA